GCCACCGTCGCCTACTGCACCGGCAGCATCGCCGAACTCTCGCGCACCTATATCGAGGACAAACGCAACCGCAACGCGAACGCCAAAGCCTGCCTCGCCAAGGCATTGGAAGGCACCCGGTGGGCGGTCGGCACCGTCGAGACCGGCACCCTCACCGGCACGGCCGACCTCAGCTTCTACCACTGCACCGTCCTCGAAGCCGTCCAGAAGACCGCCGACACCTACGGGCTCGAAGTCCAGACCGAAGTCCAGCCCGACCCGACCGGCAACCGGATCGGCCGGCGCATCATCCACCTCGTCGAACACCGAGGCTCCGCCAACACCACGAAACGCTTCGAATACGGCAAAGACCTCACCCAAATCAAACGCGACATCGACAGCGGCGACGTCATCACCCGCCTCTACGGGTGGGGCAAAGGCATCGAACAAACCAACGACCAAGGCGAGGCCACCGGCGGATACAGCCGCAAAATCAGCTTCGCCGACGTCAACAACGGCAAACCCTACGTCCAAGACGACCAAGCGCTCGCCAACTGGGGCATACCCGGCCCCGACGGCACCAGACACCACAGCGAGGCAAGCGTGGACTTCCCGGACTGCGAAGACCCCCAGGAACTCCTAAACCTCACCAAAGCGGCGCTCAAGACCCGCGCCACGCCCGTCGTCTCCTACACGGCCGACGTGACCGCCCTCGGACAAGCCGGCCTCAGCGCGGAA